TGAGGTAAATTATGGCAGAATTTTTCGGATTCGAAATCAATAGAAAAAGTACAAAAGGTAAAGAATTACCTTCATTTGTACCAAAAACTGATGAGGACGGCATTGGTGTTATACAGGCCGGTGGGCATTTTGGTGCCTACATCGATATGGACGGCGACAAGGCCAAGAATGATAATGATTTAATTATGAAATACAGAGATATCGCTTCACAACCTGAATGCGATGCAGCTGTTGAAGATATTATTAATGAATCAATAGTTGGAGATAATGATGAAGCTCCTATTAATATTGTTTTAGATGAATTAGACGTATCGGATAAAATTAAAGAAATAGTTAAACATGAGTTTGATACGATATTATCGCTTTTAGGTTTTAACTCTTATGCTCATGACATTTTTAGAAAATGGTATGTTGATGGTAGATTACCATATCATATCATTATTAATAATGAAAATCCTAAACAAGGAATTAAAGAGTTACGCTATATCGATCCTACCAAATTAAGAAAGGTGAAAGAGGTCGAAGAAAAAACTGATCCAAAAACTGGAGCTAAACTTATTAAAAAGGTTGATGAGTTTTTTATGTTCCAAGATAAAACAATGAATGGAGCTAATCAGGGTTTAAAAATATATCCTGATGCAATTGCTTATGCAACTTCAGGTGTAATGGATCCAGGCAGAAAAAGAATTCTTTCATATTTACACAAAGCATTAAAGCCAGTGAATCAACTTCGAATGATGGAAGATTCATTGGTTATATACAGAATATCACGTGCCCCAGAACGTAGGATATTTTATATTGATGTTGGTAACTTACCTAAAGGTAAAGCCGAAGAATATCTACGTGGTATTATGAATCAATATAGAAACAAATTGGTATATGATGCAAAGACTGGTGATATCAAAGATGATCGAAAACATATGAGTATGTTAGAAGATTTCTTCCTACCAAGAAGAGAAGGTGGAAGAGGAACTGAAATCACCACGCTACCAGGCGGCGAGAATCTTGGACAAATAGATGATATTATATACTTCCAAAAGAAACTATATAAATCACTCAATGTTCCAGTAAATCGTTTAGAACAAGAAGCTCAATATAGTCTTGGAAGAACAACTGAGATTACAAGAGACGAAGTTAAATTTAAGAAGTTTATAGACAGATTAAGAAAAAGATTCTCTGATTTGTTTATGCAACTTCTCAAAACTCAACTCTTATTAAAGGGTATTATAACTCGAGATGATTGGAAAACTTGGAAAGAAAGTATTGCCTTTGATTATATTGAAGATAACTATTTTTCTGAATTAAAACAATCAGAAATGATAAGAGAAAGGTTTGAGATGCTTAGTTCATTAGATGAACATATCGGTAGATTTATATCTAATGAATGGGTACGAAAAAATATTCTTCGCTTTAATGACGAAGAAATTGAGGAAATCCAAAAACAAATCGATGCTGAGAATAAGTCTGGCGAGAATGATATGCCAGATCCAGATGATCCACGGTTTGATTAGGATATGATTTTTTATAAATATATAAACAGGAATAAAAAAAATGGCAGTAAATGATTTGATTCAAAACTTAAATGATGGCGATAACGTAAAAGCTAATAAAGAGTTTAATACTCTTATGGCTGATAAAATGGCCGCAGCTCTTGATGCTAAGAAAATTGAAATAGCATCAGGAATGATTCAGCGTAAAGCAGCTGAAGAAGAAACAACAGAAGGATAATAATCCATGCTATCATTTGTAGAGCTTAGAGAAAAAGTTAAACTTGCAGGCGGCGAAAAGAAAGTTAAATCTTTCAAAGCTGGTAAGCGTAAAGATAAAGAAGTTGTACTTGCTAAAAAAGGTACAAAATTTTCCGTCTATGTAGATGGAGAACTTCTTGATAATAACTTTAAAAACGAAAAAGAAGCTCAAAAAGCAGCAGATGATATGCTAAAACTACTAGGTATCTAAATGAAATTAATAACCGAATATGTAGAACAAAATTTAGAAACGATTTGCGAAGCTAAGAAAGATGGTTCTAAGAACTATTTTATCGAAGGCGTATTTATGCAATCGGAAAAAAAGAACAGAAATGGTCGTATCTACACAAAAGAAAGTCTTGAAAAGGCTGTAGAAAAATACGTAACCGAACAAGTTAAAACAGGAAGAGCTGTTGGAGAGTTAAATCATCCAGAAGGACCAACAGTAAACCTGGATAAAGTTTCACACAAAATCACAGATCTGCATTGGCAGGGAAATGATGTTGTAGGAAAGGCATCAATCTTGAAGACTCCTATGGGACAAATAGTCGAAGGACTACTCGAAGGTGGAGTTAAGCTTGGTGTATCAAGTCGTGGTATGGGAAGTCTTGTACAGAAGAATGGCGCTCAATACGTGGGAGATGACTTTATGTTATCAACTGTAGATATTGTTCAAGACCCTTCAGCTCCAAGTGCATTTGTAAATGGAGTTATGGAAGGTGTTGAATGGGTATGGGATAATGGGCTAATTCGTCAACAAGATATTGAAGAAATTGAGACTGAAATTAGAAGTACTTCAAGTAAAAATTTACCTGAAGTTGAAATAAGAGCTTTTAAAAATTTCCTCTCTAAGTTAAATCTAAAATCATAGGAGAATACTATGTCAGACGACGTTTTAAATAACGCTGAAGAAGTAGTTGAAACTGTTGAAAGCGAAGAGCAGGTTTCAGAAGAAACAACAGAAGAGCTCGTTGAAAATGAAGAAATTTTAGACGAGGAAGTTGTATCAGAAGAAAGCGAATCTTTAGAAGAAGGCAAGCACGAGGATGAGGAAGAAGAACATGAACCTAAAAAGGAAACTGTTCAAACTCCAAAAACTAAAGCTGGCGTAATTCAAGCAGCAGTCGAAATGCTTAAGAAAGCAAAGAAAGAAGACGCGCAAAAAATGTTTGCAAAGTTAGTAACTATTGATGGCGAAGAAGATTCAGTAAAATCAGGCGATGACGCAGCTAACGCTGTTAAGGGCAAAATGCCAGAACCTAAAGCGAAAGCTAAGGTTGAGGCAATTGATTTTGATGAAGATATCAATGCAATCATCAAAGAAGAAGCTACACTTTCAGAAGGATTCCGTGACAAGGCATCTGCAATTTTCGAAGCAGTACTTACAAGTAAGTTAAGCGAAGAAGTTGACAGACTTGAAGCAGAATATGCGCAAAATTTAGAAGAAGAAGTTTCAGAAGTTCAATCTTCTCTCGTAGAAAAGGTAGATTCATACCTTAACTATGTAGTTGAAGGATGGATGAAAGAAAATGAACTACAAGTGCAACAAGGTCTTAGGACTGAAATTGCTGAAGAGTTTATGACTTCACTTCAGTCAGTGTTTAAAGAGCACTATATCGAAGTACCTGAAGGTAAAGAAGACTTAGTTGATGACCTCAACGAACAAGTCACTGAACTCGAAGAGACTTTAAACAAAACCACAGAAGATAATATCAGACTACACACTGCTGTTCAAGAATTTGAAAAGCAAGAAGTTGTCAGAGAACAATCTTCAGGGCTTGCAGAAACTGAAGCTGAGAAATTAGCATCTTTAGTTGAAGATATTGAATTCGATAACAAAGAAACTTTTGAAATGAAAGTTAAAACTGTTAAAGAATCATACTTCAAATCAGATGTTAGCGAAACAGCTGATGAGGTTGATAGTTTATTAGGCGAAGATAATGTTTCAGAAGAAGCTGTATCTGAGTCAATGGCTAAATATACACAAGCTATAACAAATTTCACTAAATAAGGGGAAACAGAAATGTTTAACGCAGATAAAAATTTAATGGAAAAATGGGGTCCTGTTCTCGATCACGAGTCAGCTCCATCTATCCAAGATAACTACAAGAAGGCTGTAACAGCTCGCTTGTTAGAAAATCAGGAAATTGCCCTACAAGAAGAAAGAGCTCAAATGCAAGGAAATTATATTTCTGAAGCAGCAGCTGCCAATAACATTGGTGGTGGTAATATTGGAACTTTTGATCCAGTATTAATCTCTTTAGTTCGTAGAGCAATGCCTAACTTGATTGCATATGATATCGCTGGTGTACAACCAATGAGTGGTCCTACAGGACTTATCTTTGCAATGAAATCAAAATACACAACTCAGGGCGGTACTGAAGCTTTATTCGATGAAGCTAATACTGGCTTCTCAGGAACTGGTACACATCAGCCTGATCCAACAGGATTAAGTGGTGTAACAGATGCTGATACTGATGGCACAATCGCAGACGAAACTGATACAGTTTCAACACTCGGTGAAGGTCTAGGTACATCAGCTGCAGAGAGATTGGGAGTTGGTGGAACTGGCGACGGTTCTTTCAATGAGATGGCTTTTTCAATTGAGAAATCAACTGTAACAGCTAAATCAAGAGCTCTTAAAGCTGAGTACACAATGGAATTAGCACAAGACCTTAAAGCAATCCACGGGTTGGATGCTGAAGGCGAATTGGCTAACATCCTATCAGCAGAAATTCTTGCTGAAATTAACAGAGAAGTTGTTAGAACAATCTTGAAGAAAGCTAAAATTGGTGCTCTTCAAACTTCAACAGCTGTTTCTGGTATTTTTGATGTTAACACAGACTCAGATGGAAGATGGATGGTAGAAAGATTTAAAGGTCTTATCATGCAGATCGAAAGAGAATGTAACGTTATTGCTAAAGAAACAAGACGTGGAAAAGGTAACTTTGTTATCTGTTCTTCAGATGTTGCTTCAGCTTTAGCTGCTGCTGGAATGTTGGATTATACTCCAGCTTTATCAGCTAACTTAAATGTTGATGACACAGGTAATACTTTTGCTGGTGTTCTTAACGGAAGAGTTAAAGTTTACATTGATCCGTATGCTACTGTTGACTTCGTTTGTGTTGGATACAGAGGAACTAACCCGTATGATGCTGGTATGTTCTATTGTCCTTACGTTCCTTTAACAATGGTTAAAGCGGTCGGTGAGAACGATTTCCAACCAAGAATGGGATTCAAAACAAGGTATGGAATGGTCGCAAACCCATTTGTAGCTGCTAACGGTACTGGTACTGATAGAGCTAACCAATACTTTAGAATCTTCAGAGTTGACGACATCATGGTGTAAGCCAGAGTTAATCACTCATTTAAAGGGGTCTTTTTAGACCCCTTTTCTTTATCTTAACATTTTAAGGTGTATAAATAGTAGTATGGCAACATTAACTACAAACAAGAATTTCTTAAGCCCTACAGGCTTTCAATTTAAAATAGATACGTTATATCCTAACTTAGAATATTTTGCAGTAGGAGCTACTTTACCTGGTATAAGTATGACAGCTGCTGAACAATCTTATAGAGGAGTCAATTTAGCATTTACAGGTGATAGACTTACTTTTGAAGATTTAACATTACGTGTTAATGTAACTGAGAATTTAGAAAACTATGTTGAAACTTTTGATTGGATACACAATTTAGCTCAAACAAATAATGCTGAAGATTTTAAGGTTGATGCTACTCTTTTAATACTATCATCACATAATAATGTAGTAAAAGAGATTGCATTTAAAGGAGTGTTTCCAACAAGTATGTCTGCAGTTGAATTTGATACTCAGACAGAAAGTATAGAGTATGTCCAAATGGATATTACATTTAACTATACTAACTTTGAATTTGTATAAAAAGTCCTTTACAAATCACTAAAACTATGGTATAATATTATTATGAATAATTTGCAACAAATCTTAGAAATGTGGAAGACTGATTCCATTATAGATGAAATGAATCTAGATGAGACATCAAGAGACTCCGCTAAACTTCACGGTAAATATCTCGAATTACTTTCTGTAAATCGAATGAAACTTAAAAAAGCTGAACTTGAATTCAAAGTTCTTCTTAAAGACAAATGGTTA